GAGAGGAGGGGAAGAGGAGAAAGGGACAACCCAAATCTCTGGGACCCCCGCTGCGCCCGCTTCCTCGCCAAACAGGCCGTCATCGCCGTTACCCCCGCAAAAACCAAAAAAGAAGTCGCCCTTGCACTGGAACTCGTCGAAGAAATCATCAACTAAACTCAAAACATCCCCTACTGCATAACGACCCGTGGCTTTTTATCGCGGCGAGGAGGGCTCCATCAGCTTCAAGGACAGCTCCGGCGTCGTGGCCGCGGTCTCGTCCACCCGCAGCTGGAGCTTCACCATCAACAAAGACACCCTGGACGTAACCGACCACGGTTCGACCAGCCGTGAGTTTATCGGCAGCCTGCTCTCGGGCAGCGGCAGCGCCGAAGTCATGTACACCGCCCCAGGCTCGGGCGAAACCCTCAACTTCATCGACGACGTCCTGACCACCCGGGACCAAACCGACGCCCAGTTCGAACTCTTCTTGGACACCACCGGCACCAAGAAAATCACCTTCACCGGCATCATCACCAGCGCCGATTACAGCGCCACCGTCGGCGAACTGGAAGTCGTCACCGTCAACTTCATCAGCTCTGGCGCAATCACCGCTTCTATCTAATAACTAAACACCCCTCGACTTAGGCCGTAGACTGGAGCAAAGCACCCCGCTCCAGCTATGGCCTTTTTTCGCGGCGAAGAGGGCTCCGTCAAATTCGAAAACGACGGCTCCACCCCTGCTGCTATCACCTCAACCCGCAGCTGGTCCCTGACCATCAACAAGGACACGCTCGACGTTACTGACCACGGCTCCACCAGCCGCGAGTTCGTCGGCGGCCTGATCTCGGGCTCTGGCACGGTCGAACTGATGTACACGGCCTCCAGCGCCGACGAAACCGCCGCCTTCCTCCAGGACGTCCTCACCACCGAGGACAATGCCAACGCAGCCTTTGAGCTGTACTTGGACACCAGCGGCGGCAAAAAGATCGCCTTCTCGGGCATCATCACCAGCGCCGACTTCACCGCCACGGTGGGCGAACTCGAAGTCATCACCTGCAACTTCATTACCAGCGGCGCCATCACCGCCTCCATCTAACTCCGCTGGTGCGAATGACTATCCAAACAGTCACCGGCAACTGCATCCACGTCGAAATCGACGGCGAGGAGGGTATCACGCACGCTACCTTCCTCTTCAAAACCCCGTCTGTACCCGAAACATTAGGTAGCTTTATCAAAATGCTCGCCATGGGCATCGAAGTGCTGGTGCCCATCGACGACCCTGCCGACGAGGAGGACGACGATGATTGAGTACCGTGGCGAAAAATTTGACGGCTACAACAAGCCCAAACGCACCCCAAAACACCCCACTAAATCACACGCTGTCCTTGCAAAAGAGAACGGCGAAGTAAAACTAATCCGCTTCGGCCAACAAGGCGTCTCCGGCTCCCCCAAATCTGCTGGAGAATCCGACGCCGACCGCAAACGCCGCGAGGCGTTCAAAGCTAGGCACGCGGCTAACATCAAGAAAGGAAAAATGTCAGCCGCTTACTGGGCGGATCGCACCAAGTGGTGACTAAATGACCTACGCAGTACCCGGCCAATTTCCCACTCACATCGTCTCCACCACGTACCAAAACGGTGGCGACAGTCCCTTTATCCGCACAGCGGCTGTGCTGGACATGATGAAGGGCTGGGAAATCATGAAAGCCGTCACCCGCGGCACCGAATACCTGCGCGAAAACAGCGAAGCCTTCCTCCCCCTGGAACCCCGCGAGGACTACCGGGCTTACATGAGCCGGGTTAGCCGTGCCGTCTTTTCCCCATACACACAACGCCTAATCCGCGCCGCCGCCGGCCTGATTCTGCGTAAACCCATCGCCCTCGAAGGCGACCCCTACTGGCGCGAAATTTTTGCCCGCGACGTTGACGGCCAAGGCTCCGATCTCGACGAATACGCCCGCCGCCTCCTTATCTGCAGCCTGACCTACGGCCAAGCCCACACCCTGGTGGACTTCCCCGCACCCACCGAAATCCGCAGCCTGGCCGAAGAACGCGCCCTCGGCCGCCGCCCCTACTGGGTAGAAATCGACCCCTACAACATCTACGGTTGGCGCCTGGACCGCGACGCCGCCTACGGCACCTTGACCCAGGTCCGCATCTACGAAAAAGCGATCGTTCCCGAGGGCCGTTTCGGCGAAAAAACCTACGAACAAATCCGCGTCATCGAACCTGGCCGCTACGAGGTTTACCGCCAAAAGCAAGCCCTCCAACCCCTCGGCCCCGGCTTCCTGGAACCCAACGCCCAAACCGCCGATTACGAACTGGTCGACTCCGGCACCTACACCCTGGGTCAAATCCCCCTAGTCACCACCTACTCCAACAAGGTGGACAACATGACCAGCCGCCCACCGCTGATCGACGTCGCCTACCTCAACCTGGCCCACTTCCAGCGCCAAGCCGACCTCATCCACAGCCTCCACATCGCCTCCCAGCCGATGCTCGTCCTTGAGGGCTGGGACGACCAGACCAAGGACATGGCGGTCAGCGTTAACTACGCCATGGCCACCGCCCCCGGCAACAAGGTCTATTACGTGGAGCCCGCGTCCAGCGCCTTCGAAGCCCAATCCAACGAGATCCGCGAACTGCAGCAGCAAATGGCCACGCTGGGCATCAGCACGCTGAGCCAGCAAAAGTTTGTCGCCGAGTCTGCCGACGCCCGCCGCCTGGACCGCGTCGACACCAACTCAATGCTGGCCGCCGTCAGCCTCGACCTCGAACAAACCCTCCAAAAGGCTTTCGACCTCGCTGGCGCATACCTCGGCATCGAACCACCCGAAGTCAGCATCAGCCGCGACTTCGACATCGACCGCCTTATCGGCCAAGACGTCACCGCCATCACCGCCCTATTCGACAAGGGCGTCATCACCCTGGAAGAAGTCCGCGCCATCCTGACCCAAGGCGAAATCCTCCCCTCGATGGAACTCGGCAGCCTTCCCGACGAAGAACCCGGCGAACTGGAATCCGCTGACGACGAATCCGAAGACGAAGAATCCCCCGGCGAAGAAAACGACGAAGAAGAACTGACCCCCGACCGCATGGAGCAACTCCTCAATGCCCTGCTCCAGTAAGCGATGGCCACTAAGCAGGAATACCTAACGCTTGCCCAGGTCACAGCGCTGGTCAAGCTGGCGCGTGACATCAAACAATTCCACAACCTGCTTTCCGGCGACGGTCCCCCCACCACCGAAGGCCGTCCAGGCGACTGGTACATCAACACCCGCACCGCCGAGCTGTACGGCCCCCGCACCAGCACCGGCTGGAACGACAGCCCCCTGGCACTAGCCGGCCGAGCCCGCAACTCCGAACTACTAATCAACGGCAACTTAAGCACCGAAACCGCCAACAACGGAGGCGGCGGTGGAGGAGGCGAAGGCGGCGCCACCATCGCCATCGGCACCGTCACAACTGGCGACGCTGGCACTTCCGCCACAGTCACCAACGTCGGCACATCCAGTGCCGCCATCCTGAACTTCGTCATCCCTCGCGGCTCCACCGGCCAGACCGGCCCCGCCGGCTCAACAGGCGCTACCGGAGCCACGGGAGCCACCGGAGCCACAGGCCCCGCCGGCCCGACTGGAGCGACTGGTCCCCAAGGTCCCCAGGGTGAAACCGGCCCTCAAGGTCCACAAGGCACCACCGGCCCCCAAGGTGCAACCGGCCCTCAGGGCGAAACAGGTTTAACCGGCCCTACTGGCCCCAAGGGCGACAAAGGCGATAAGGGCGACACCGGCGAGCAAGGCCCTCAAGGTCTCACTGGCGCCACCGGCCCCGCTGGTTCCAACGCCAGCGTCACCGCCGGCACCGGCATCACGGTCTCCAGCGGCGTCGTCTCCCTCGCCGCCTCCTTCTATACAACCAACCAATACATCCAAGCCCCCACCGGCACCACCGAACAGCGCCCTGGAACACCCGCCACCGGCATGATTCGCTTCAACACAACTGCCGGCTGCTTCGAGGGCTACACCGGCAGCGCCTGGGTAAATCTCTCGCCCGCCACCGTCGACGACGTTGGGGCGACCATTTAATTCTTTTGTTGTAGACTACAAAAGTAGTTGATACTTTTAGCAGTGAAAACACTTGCTGAAGTCATCCAACCCGACGGTTCCACTCGCTGGGAAATGGTCGAACTGGATGAAGCGGCACAGGCCAAGCCGGAACCCGTGACCGAGGACAAGCCTAAGCGCACGCGCAAAGCCAGCGCCGAGCCCGCTTCTTACGAAGCCCCCGAAACCACCGAAACCCCCGAGTTCTAATTCATGGAAGAGCAAGTCATCCAGGAGACGCCCGTGGCGACTCCTGCCCAGCCCGTGGCTGGAACCGACGCTCCACAGCCCGACTTCCGAGCCGAATACGAGGCTCAGATTTCCGCGCTAAAAACCCAAGCCCTTGAAGCCGAGGAACGTTTCCAAGGCATCAAAACCAAACTGGACGAGGTCTACAAAAAACAAGACGAACAGCGTAAAAAGACGCTGGAAGACCAAGGCCAGTGGAAAGACCTCTGGGAAGAGGCAAACCGCACCGCCCAAGAAAAGGACCAGCAAATCCTCGACCTCCAAAAACAGCTCGAAGATTTACGCCAGTCCAACGAAAACGCCGCCATTCGTACACGCGCAATGGCCGCAATCAGCCAAGCCGGCGCTATTAACGCCGAGCAAATGCTGCAGTTGGTGCAAAACAACCTTCGCAAAAACGACTCAGGCGCCGTCGTCGTGCTTAACGGCGGCGTGGAGCAGGATCTCACGACCTATCTAGCCACCCTGAAAGCCCCTGGTTCGGGTTACGAGCACCACTTCAAACCCAGCTCCGCCGCTGGCATGGGCGCCAAGCCCATCCCCGTCGGAGTTGCCTCGACTGGAGTAGCAAACCCCTGGAAAGAAGGTTCTATCAACCTTACCCAGCAGATGCTAATTTCTAGTCAGGACCCTGATCTCGCAGCTGTGCTGAAGAGAGAAGCAGGACTCTAAATCGCGTCTGTGGCGCTTCACCCTAGTCCGTGACTAGGACCCCGCAAACCCCAATCCCTGGTACTCAGAAATGGCCGCACCATTTCAGAACTATTCCGGCGGTGTCCTTCTCGCGGACATCGTCAAGCGCAATAACCTCAGCACCTATGTGTCTGAGGCCATCAAAGAGCGCAGCCTCTTCCTGAAGAGCGGCGCTGTGGTTCGCAACAGCCTGCTGGATGCCCGCGAAGGCGGCACCCGCATCCAAGTCCCCGAATTCAACCCCGTGTCTCCCACTGAGGAGATCATGAACGGGACGGCCACCTGGGGCACCAGCAACGCCGGTTACCTGACCCCTCAGAAAATCGGCACCGCCACCCAAATCGCCACCATCTGCCACCGCGGTTTCGCGTATGCAGTGGACGACGTGGCAATGCTGGCCGCCGGTGAAGACCCCATGCTTCACATCCGCAACCAGCTGGCCGACGCCATCAACAAACTGAACAGCCAGCGTCTGTTCAGCCACCTCTACGGTCTGTTTGGTGCTTCCGACACCAACAACGGCCCTCTGGGTGCCAACGGCATGTATAAGGCCAAGGGCACCGCTTCCGGCGCCACCGAAGCCAACTTCCTGACCGGCGCCACCATCGCTGAAGCCCGCGCCAAGCTGGGCGAACGCGGCGACGAGCTGGACACCCTGGTGGTTCACCCGTCCGTGGGCTACTACCTGTACCAAGTGGGTCTGCTGACCTTCTCCACCTCGGCTCTGGCTGCTGCCGGCTCCGTGGTGTGGGGCGGTGGCGGTGTGGGCATCGGTGCCCGCAGCATCGGCGAATTCGCCGGCTGCCGCGTGATCATCGACCCCCTGGTCAACACTGTTGCCCCTGGCGACGCCGGTGACCAGCGCGAGTTCAACTGCTATCTCACCAAGTCCGGCACCATCCTGGAAGGTGTGCAGCAGGATCTCCGCATCGAGGCTGACCGCAACATCCTGTCCAAGCAGGACGTGCTCTCGGTGGATTACCACAGCGCCTACCACGTGATGGGCACCAAGTGGATCTCCGCTTCCGACAACCCGACCAACGCTCAGTTGTACGACAAGGACAACTGGTCGGCCACCTACGACATCGACCTCATCCCCCTGGTGCGGATCGTTGTCAACAGCCCCCTCGACACCTCCACCATCTGATAATCAGACCGTGGACGACCCAAGCCCCACCTTCGGGTGGGGCTTTTTCATTGCCGCTACACTGCAATAAAGAATGACTAGTTGCTGTGGCCGCGACAATTAACGCCACCTTGAGTAGCGCCACGGCCAACAGCTACGTCACGCTGGCCGACGCCAACTCCTACTTCGAAACGGTCCCCGACTCCGCCACCTGGACCAACAAAACCGACGACCAGAAAAATCGCGCCCTGATCTCCGCCACCCGCTGGATCGACAGCCTCAACTACTTGGGCGATCGCTGCGACGAAGACCAAGCCCTGAAGTGGCCGCGCAACAACTACGACGTCGACGGCGTGGAGCTGGAGTGCTCTTTAATCCCCAACCAAATCAAATACGCCACCTACGAGCTGGCACGCGCCCTCGCCAACGACACTGGTGCAATCACTGATAGCACTGGAACCACCGGCCTCTACGACGAAGTCAAACTGGGCGATCTCCAAGTCAAGTACAGCAAAACCAGTCAAGCCGTCGGAACCATCAACAACGTCTTCGATGTTTACCCTTGGCTCCAGACTTACCTCGGCCCCTACTGCTTAGGCGGCTCGGGCTCCTACCAAATCCGCGTATTCCGAGGCTGACATGGCCGGCGCCCTCGATTCCCTCTTCAAATCCGTCGCAAAAGACGTCGTAGCCGAGCTTGGCACGTCCCTCGACACCACCATCACCTACACCCGCAAAGCCACCCCCACCTACAACACCAGCACTGGCGCACTAACCACAACCAACACCAACTATTCCAATATCAAAGTTCCCATCGAATTTGTGGTCTCCGAAGAAGAGGAAGGCCGCGAACAACGCCAAGCCAAGATTTACATAACTCCAGATCTAATCGGAAATAACCAGCCCACCCTTGGCGACGAAGTCAGCTTTACCTACGCCGGTTCCAGTCGCACTGCCCAAATCACCGACATCCGCACCTATCGCGGCGGTCAAACCTACCTCTTCATCCTGCTGGTGCGCTTCTGATGGCAAGACGCGGCCTGCGGGACATTTTGCCCGACCTCAACAAAAAACTCAGCGCCGACTACAACACCTTCATCCAGCTGGCACTTGAAGGTCTTGCCAGCAAAAACCACAGCCCTGTCTACACAGGCTTTTTCGCCTCTAGCTGGAAGGCATCGACACAACGCACCAAGCCAACAGATCGCGTCGAAGATTTCGAGCCCTGGGCACAACTCAAAAAACGCCGCGACAAAGGCGACACAACCGCCTACAAAATATCGCCACGTTTTGCCGTCCCTTCTTTTCGGTATACCGACAAAGTATTTATCGGCAACAGCACCAAGTACGCCGCCTACGCTCTGGAAAATCCCAAAGTTGCCACATTCGTCCAAAGCCAATTACGTCCACTTCTCCAAGCCAGTTTCAACGAAAAACGGGCCCCGCAAGTCCTCGTTGGAACGACTCGCGGCACAGGCGGCTTGGGCTTCTTGGGCGGACGCGATTATGTTTCTTACGAGAGGATTTAACCAATGGCACTTGTAAACGCCCGCGCCGCATTTGAAAAAGCCGTCACCGACGCCGTGGCCGCCGTCGATCCCACAGTGACCATGGTGTACGACAACGTCCCCTACACCACACCCAGCAAAACCACCAAGTACGTGGCGATGACGGTGAACTTCACCCAAGCCACCATGCAAAACATGGGCGCCGCCTCCGACTTCTACAGCGGCGTTGTCCAGTGCAACATCTACGTCCCCAAAAACGCTGGAACAGCCACCCTCTCATCCCTGTGCGAAGCCGTGATTGACGGCCTCACCTCCGTTAACGCCTCGGGTTATACCGACACCTTTACCTGCAAACCCAAGGTCCGCGACATCACAGGCCCAACACCGTTGGACATTGAGGACCGGTCACACTTTGTGGGCATTGTGTCTTGCCAATTTACGGCAAACGCCTAGTGTATTATTGAACAACCTGCACTTGCTCCATGCGAGCCGTTGAACTGCTCCGCAACAACTTCGGAGTCAGCCAGCTTTACAAACACGAAGTCAAAGCCGGCGACGAGACCCTGCTGGAGATCTACTGGCACCCGCTGACCATCGCCGAGCGCGAGTCCATCCAGAAAAAGTCTGGCACTGACGACGCCGGCGATTTTGCGTTGAGCCTGATGATCGAAAAAGCACTCGACAAGGAGGGCAAGCGCCTGTTCCAAGACGGCGACCGCGCTGCCCTCCGCCGCGAAGTCGAAGCCAGCATCCTCCAAGAAATCCAGCTGGCAATGCTGACCTCCGGTTCCGAAACCAAGGTGGAGGAAGCGAAAGCTGCCCTAAAAAGCTAACTCCGACTGGTACTTCATCTTTTTCCTCGCCAGCGAACTGGGCATGACCGTTGCCCAGCTCTCAACCCAGCTCACCCAAGAAGAGCTGACTGCATGGGCAGGGTTCTTTGCTCTTAAAAACGAGGAGGAAGATAAGGCCATGGAACGCGCTAGGCGTAAAAGCCAGACTGGAACGATGCAAGGCAGGTAAACTGATGACAGACTCTTCTACGCACCGCCGTGGCCAACTACAGCGTAGACATTGAATTAGCCGTAAAAGGTCAAGGACAACTTAGAGCGCTTGAGCAGCAAATAAATTCTATTGAACAAGCCGCAAGAAAAATAAGAACTATTGAAGTCAGTGGAGCAACACGTTTAACAACTAGCGAACTTGAAAAACAAGCAGAACTGTACAAAAAGTCAGGTGCGACTAGACGCGAGGCGCTCCTGTTAGCCAACCGAGAACTCGAAACTGAAAGAAAAATAAACGAAGTCCTCGATAAAAGAACAGCACTACAAGAACAACAGAAAAAATCCAGCCAAAGAGCAGAGAGCCTTGCACTTGGCGCAGGTTTCCCTTTGCTGTTTGGCGGTGGTGCAGGCGCGGTGGCTGGCAGTATCGCCGGGTCGTTTGTTGGTAGCGGTTTCGGAGGTCAGATTTTAGGCAGCGCCATCGGTCAATCCATAGATCAAGCCATCCAAAAAGCAGCCCAACTCGGGTCCGCTCTACAGAGCGTAAGTCTTACTGCTCTGGAGGAGAGTGGTTACAGAGTAAACAGCACCCTTACAACTCAAGTAGGAATACTGAAACAGATCGGTGATATTCGTGGGGCTCAAATTGCAATCGAAGAAGATATTTTACGCAAAACAGGTGCCATCCCAGGTACCATCGGAGGCATTACTGATGCCGTCAATATCCTTAACACAGCTTGGGCCGATTTTACAACAGCTGTATCCACGCTTCTAGGAATAGTAGGGTCACCGTTTGCTGCCGCACTCGGGGCGCTAATAAACGCTGTAAACGTACTTATCAAAGGTATAAACGTAATACTTTCCTCTGTAGGCGCTGTACTTAAAAGCGCCGGAGAACTCGTTGTAAAGTTTATCGCTGGAGACGACGCGGTTCGGCGCATAAACGACGGACTGAAAGATAACAATCGCGAACTGGAGCAAGCTCGTGTTTTGTTCGCTGACATTCTTGCCGCATCTAACGCCGAAATTTTATTAAACAAACAGTTAATACAGATTGAAAAACAGCGGACAACAGGACGCACAGAAGCCGACAAACTACGAAATACCCAGCTGGATCTGGAAGCAGAAAAAACACGTATAAACGCAAAATTTGATAATCAACGCATTGAAATAAATAAAAAGCTGACTGAAAACAACAAGCAACTTGTTGATGAGCGGCTGCGACAAAATGAAGTCCTACGTAGACAAAGTTTAGAACTCGCGAACATTCAAAATACACGGGCTCAAGCAGTTATTGTTGCTACTGAGCAGGAGAGAAGAGACCGCGAAGTAGCTCAGAACTTAGAACGACAGCGTAAAGAGCTGGAGCGAATTGCCAGGTTACGCGTACAACAGTTGTCGGATGCTCAAGATAACTATGTCCAAGCATCAGCAAGTTTGGAAGTTGCAGCAGCTAGCACCAACGAAGAACGAATTATCGCTGAATATAACAAAGCACGTGTTCAAAGAATGCAAACATTTAGAGACCTGTTTAGTAAGTCTTTAAGCGATCAAGAACGAGCTACTCATATTGAAACCATGCGTATGCAAATTATGGAAGCAGAGTTAAATCTAGTCAGAGCGCTTAATGCAGAGGAAGAGGATGCAGCAGCTAAAACCTTGGAGAGTGTTTCAAAGCTATCCCAGGGCTACGTCGCTGGCATAAGCGCTTTAACTGAATTAAACAGACAACAGGCACAACAACGAGTGCTAGCTGAAGGCATCGCTGGAACAATAGGCCAGACTATGACATCAGCTTTCCAAGCACTAATCATCGGTGCTGAAGGATTTAACGCAAGCCTGCAAGGTATTGCGTCCGGTGTACTTATTGAAATTGCTAACCAGCTTCTCCGCATATTTGTTATTGAGCAAGCCATATCCGGTATTAGATCATTTTTGTCACCAATAACCGGGGCAGGTGTACCGAGTTACGCCTCGGGTAAGGTCGCTACAAACGCTTTCGGGCTTAGCACCGGCGGCTTTGGTGGACCTTCTGTAGCCGGCAATCCACTCGGAGCCTTCTTTGGTGGAACGTTCGGAACTCGCGCAGCCGGCGGTCCAGTTTCCGCCGGATCTCCCTATCTAGTCGGTGAACGCGGCCCAGAACTCTTTATGCCACGGACCAGTGGCAGCATCTACCCCAGTGATGCCCTTGGCATGAGCGGCGCTAATGTAGTAGTAAACGTCGATGCAAGCGGTTCCAGCGTGCAAGGTAACCAGCCCGATGCCACTGCCCTGGGACGTGTTGTTGGCGCTGCTGTCCAGGCAGAATTGATCAAGCAGAAGCGTCCCGGAGGCTTGCTGGCGTAATGGCTACTTTCCCCGCACTAACCCCGTCATACGGCGCCCAAAAAACCAGCCAACCATCAGTCCGTAACGTCAAATTCGGCGACGGTTACAGCCAGCGTTTGCGCTTCGGTCTCAACCAGGACGCAAAGCAGTGGGACCTAACTTGGCAAAACATAAGCGAGACAAATGCCGACACAATCGAAACCTTCTTAGAAGCCAGAGCTGGCGCAGAGTCCTTTGACTGGACACCTCCCGACTCCGCAACGTCCTACAAATGGATCTGTCAGCAGTGGAGCAAAACAATACCTTACGTAAACCGGGCCACAATTACCGCAACTTTTGTGCAGGTATTTGAGCCATGAGCGAAATGTTCAAGGAGCTACTTAGCTCCAATCCTTACGCGATCATTGAATTATTCGAGCTGCACTTGGATCTTGATTTGCACGGCAGTGCGGAGGTTGTGCGTTTTCACGCTGGCGTCAATAAGAAAACACCAGCGGGCGATATTTACTGGCAGGGCGAACCATACCAGCCGCTGCCCATTGAAGCCGAGGGATTTGAGTACAACGGCAACGGCCAGCTTCCGCGTCCACGTATCCGCATCTCCAACTTGCTTGGCAGCATCTCGGCATTGCTGCTTGGCGTCAATGAGATCACACCCGGCAACGACCTGACTGGCGCCAAGCTGATTCGTATTCGCACGCTCAGCCGTTTCCTCGATCCGGTCAACTTCACTGGCGGCACCAATCCTTACGGCACACCAGCGAACGAGGAAATGCCGCGTGAGGTATATTACATCGACCGCAAATCAGTTGAAAACCGCGAGATCGTCGAGTTCGAGCTTGCCGCCGTCTTCGACCTAGCTGGTGTGCGCGCACCGAAGCGTCAAGTCATCGCCAACATCTGCCAGTGGAAATACCGCAGTGCTGAATGTGGTTACACAGGGACAAATTACTTTGACGAATACGACAATCCCCTTGGCGCGACTCCTGCCGTCAACTTTGCCGCCAGTGCTTTTGGCAACCAGCTAACCGCTGGCGAGACACTCAGCAATGGCGATTACATCACATCCGCCAACGGCTGGTACAAAGGCATCATGCAAAACGACGGCAACTTTGTCGTCTACAAAAAGCCTGGTCCGCAAGGCATCCCTGGCAACAATGCCGTCTGGGCAACCAACACTGTTCGGGGCAGTGGGTCGTACCAGCTCAGGATGCAAACCGACGGCAACGTTGTCCTCTATAGAAATGGCAGCGAAGTGCTGTGGGCAAGCAACACCGCTTCCACAGCCTCCCCCACTACCGTCTCGTTTATTGACTGGTATCCCACCGATGTAAGCGTTGGCCGCAGCGGCGGCTTTGGCTACCAAATGGTCGGATCCTCCCCTAGCGCACTGGGACAAACCCAGTCTGTAACTTACACCTTCACGATCAGCACCGGCAAGACAATCCAGTTGACGATTGGATTTGATTCGTTTGAAGTACCTGCCGGCCACTACTCCGGCCAGTCCTTTGGCTGGGGCGCCAGCTCCTACACAATCGTCAGCTCGACGGGCATCTGGTATCTAAACGAAGTCTTCAATGCCACCCGCACCCTCAGCGACGGCAACCCGTTCAAGTACAACAACCCCGACGTGGGCACGTTGACATCTGCCGGTCCTCAACTTCAAGTCACAGGCGTTACCGGCAACGTAAACAACCGCTTGACCCTCAACGCTGACGGCGGCTTGACCGTTTACACCAACACAAACACCGTCTTGTACGCCTCTGGCTACAGCAACAGCAACGAACCTTTGGTGACCACTGGCACGGTCGACCCACTGCGGGATGTATGCGGCAAGCGCATCAGCTCCTGCAAAAAGCGTTTCGGCGATTATGCCGACCTACCGTTTGGGTCATTCCCCAGCGCCGGCACGTTCTACGGATGACCCACTGGAAACACGACGCACAGGAGCACGCGCTACAGGAAGCGCCACGGGAGGCGTGCGGCTTGGTGTTGGTTGTCAAAGGGCGCGAGCGTTATTGGCCATGCAAAAACCTTGCCGCCGACCAAGACTTTTTTGTCATTGACCCAGAGGACTATGCCGCCGCCGAGGATGCTGGCGAAATAACGGCAATCTTCCACAGCCACCCGCGCAGTCCCGCGCAACCCAGTGAAGCCGACCGCATGTCCTGCGAAAAGTCAGGCTTGCCTTGGTTCATCTGCAATCCCGGCACCCAGATGTGGTGCGAGATCAAGCCATCCGGCTACACAGCATCGCTGATTGGACGGCAGTGGGTGTGGGGCGTCAGCGACTGTTGGACGCTGGTGCGCGACTGGTACAAGGAAGAGCTGGATCTTGACCTACCGGATTGGGATCGCCCGGCATCCATGATGGACTTCCACCAGGCGCCCATGTTCGAGGAATGTTTTGCCGAGGCTGGCTTCGTGGACATGGGACTGGAGCTGCCTGAATACGGCGATGCAATCCTGATGCGCCTTGATGGATCACCGGGTCTCAACCACGTTGGTGTGTACCTTGGCGACCAACTGTTTCTGCATCACTTGCGGGGTCGACTCAGTAGCCGCGACCTGTGGGGTGGCTACTATCAGAAGAGCACAGGCTTGATTGTTCGGCATACCAGCAGGTGTTGAAATGTTCCGGGTCATCAAGGTCTACGGCAAGCTGGCAAAGCACCTGGGACAGCGGAGTTTCAAGGCTGCGGTGAAGTCACCGGCTGAGGCAATCCGTTTCCTGCTGGCCAATTTCCCCAGCCTTCGTGGCGTGATGAGCGAAGGTGAATACCAAGTAACTGTTGGCCGGCTTGGTTTGCAGCTTGCAGATGAGCCAATGCAACTGCACTACCCAGCCGCACCACAAGAAGCCATCAGGATCGTGCCCGTCGTTGGTGGTGCTGGCAGCGGCACTGGCCAAATTTTGGCTGGCGTCGGTTTGATTGCAGCCGCGATCCTGCTTGGTCCAGTAGGCGGTGGCTTCCTTGGGCTTGGCGCCGGATTAAGCGGAACGGCCGGCGGCGTTGCTGTTTCCGGCCTTGTTGGTGGCGCGTTTGCCTCTGCTATTGGCGCAGTAGGTGCAGCCTTGGTACTTGGCGGTGTCGCCCAACTTTTGACTCCGACCTCAACAATCAGTTCTGGAACTGACAGCGCAACCGATCCGCGTCGATCGTATAGCTTTAGCGGCATCCAAAACGTCAGCCGTCAAGGTGTACCAGTTCCTGTTATTTACGGCGAAGTGTTAACCGGCAGCGTGATTATTTCTGCCGGCATCAACACCGAAGAAGTTTGATATGGAAAAGCGTCTGATTGCTGGTGCAGGTGGCGGCGGCGGTGGAGGCGGCGGCAAGGGCGGTGGTGGCGGTGGCGGTGGTTCGGCCAATGTCACTCGCGACAACCTTGACTCCCGCCAAGTTGCACGCATTATCGACCTTTTAGGTGAAGGCGAAATCGAGGGATTCCCTTCCGCCAAGGATTACGCCGTTGGCACGACGAACTACAACGTCGCAATGTTGAAGGATGTTTATCTCAACAACACACCAATTCTCCGTGGCGATGCCGACCCAACCAACGCCCAGGCATCCGATTATAACTTCGACATCACAAACGCTGTTTTCGAGTTCCGCACTGGCACGCAAAATCAGACCTACACCCAAAACGTAGGTGACGCCAACCAAAGCACGACGCTGGTCAATACAAAAGTCACGCAGGCGTCAGCGGTAACCAGATCCATCACTGACACCGATGTCAATGCAGTTCGCGTAACGATTGGCACGCCCGCACTGCAGAAATTTAAGAACAACGGCGACGTCGAGGGCGCTGTAATCCAATACCGCATCCAAACCTCATACAGCGGTGGTCCGTTTTCAACTGTTATTGAGCAGGAAATTCGCGGCCGTACCGCTGACTTATATCAACGCATCCACCGCATTGATCTAACCGCAGCACCGCCTGTTGACATTCGCGTGGTGCGTGTCAATGCTGACGCTGCACCATCGGGCAATGAAACCGAAAACAGCGACTTCTATTGGTACGACTACACCGAAAAAATTAACGCCAAAACGACATACCCAAATAGTGCACTATTTGCCGTCAAGCTCAATGCCGAACAGTTCAGCAGTATCCCGTCGCGTGCTTACAAGATTCGCGGCATCAAGGTACGCATCCCCAACAATGCAACCGTCAACCCACAAAACGGTCGCCTGATTTACGCAGGTACCTGGAACGGCACGTTTGCTGCAGCGCAATGGACAACTGATCCCGCTTGGATCCTGTGGGATTTGCTGGTCAGTAAGCGTTACGGCTTTGGCGATCACGTCGACGCGGCACAACTCGACAAGTGGAGCTTTCTAGCCGCCAGTCAGTATTGCGCGGAGGTTGTCGCTGATGGCAAAGGTGGTCAGGAACCGCGCTTCGCCTGCAACGTTGTCATACAGACGCAAGAAGAAGCGTTCAAACTGATCAACGATCTGTGCTCAGTGTTCCGTGCAATGCCGTTCTGGTCGGCTGGTGCACTGGAAGTTTCGCAGGATCGCCCGCAGGATTATTCCTACATCTTTAATCAAACCAACGTCACCGAGGAAGGCTTTACCTACAGCGGCAGCAGCCTCAAAACTCGCCACACCGTTGCAGTGGTGCAGTATTTCGACATGGACCTGCGCGACCTTGCTTATGAGGTCGTCGAAGACAAGGAAGGCATCGACAAGTTTGGCGTTGTCAAAATCGAGGTTTCTGCCTTTGCCTGCACCAGCCAAGGACAAGCGCGGCGTGTTGGTGAGTGGCTGCTTTACACCGAACAAAACGAGACTGAAATCGTCAGCTTCAGCACTGACATTGCCGCCGGCATCACAGTCCGCCCTGGCGACCTGATCAAGATCGGCGATCCAGTTCGTGCTGGTGTGATGCGCTCTGGCCGTTGCACCACCGGATCAACCACCACCCGCGTCCGCCTAGATCGCACAGACGTTGATCTGTTCCCCAGCGGTCCGCCTGCCAGTTTCACCTTTAACGTCCTGCTGCCTAGCGGTCAGCTTGCCATCAACGAAGCCTCCTCGCTGGTGGGTAACTCTGTCTTTACCGGCAGCACCTTGACCGAGGCACCTGCTGCTGGTGCGCCGTGGACGATTGGCACAACAGAAGTCCAGATGTCGACTTGGCGCGTGCTGAACGTCAAGGAAACAGATGGCGCAACCTATGACATCACCGCCGTTGCTTACAACTCCACTAAATACGACTACGTGGAGCGGGATGTTCCACTCGGCACCCGCGACGTTTCTGACCTAAACGAACCGCCGCTGGCACCAACCAACTTGATTGTCAACGAGGTTCTCTACGAAAGCAACGGCCAGGTGCTGGCCAAGTTGATTGTTGGCTGGCGTGCTGCTGAGCGTGCCCTTACCTATGAGGTGCGCTACCGCTACAACAACGGCAACTGGGTCACCACCAACGTCCGCTCTGTTGACTTTGAGATCCAGAACAGTGACGTGGGGCGCTACGAAATCGAGGTAACCGCCGTTGGTGCGATCAACAGCAAGCGATCCACTGCTGCCACCCAGACCTATGACGCCATTGGCAAAACGGCACCCCCGGAAACCATCCCGGATCTGTTCATCGCCCCGATTGATGAGCACACCGCTGAGCTGTACTGGCCACAGGCGGTTGACCTTGACGTGAAGATCGGCGGCAAAGTCCGCATCCGCCACACCCCGCTGACCGACGTAACCGCCACATGGGGGCGCTCGAACGACATCGTGCCTGCAGTTGCCGGCAGCAGCACCCGCAAAATCGTCCCACTGCTGGAGGGCACCTACTTCATCCGTGCCGTTGACTCCCTCGGCAACGAATCTGCCGATACGGCCAGCGTGGTGGTTGATCTGCCCGCACCACAGGATCTGTTTTTGGTGCAGGAATACCGCGAGGAGGACAACAGTCCGCCCTTTAACGGCGCCGCCACTGACATGTACTACAACGAGACCGAGGTCGGTCTGGTGCTGTCAGCGGATGAGTTAATTGATGACATGGCCACCGACAACAACTGGGACGGCTTGGGTCTGATCGACTACATCGGTGGTGCGGTTAGCGAGGGCGAGTACCAGTTCGCTGAAACCCTTGACCTAGGCGCTGTCTACGACTTGGGTCTGCAGCAAATCCTCAAGACACGCTCCTACGAACCCGGCAACACTTGGGATGAGCGCCTGGAGTTGATCGACCTGTGGGACGACATCGACGGCGACGACCTTGGTGCGGCCAACTGCCAACTGTTTGTCCGTACAACATCCGACAACCCATCAAGCACCCCGACTTGGCGCGACTGGCAGCCATTTGTCAACAACAACCACCGTGGTCGCGGCTTCCAGTTCAAGTTGGTGGCCACCAGCAGCAACCCAGCGCAGAACGTGGTGGTGGAGGAGCTGGGCGTCAAGGCTAACTTTGAGCGCCGCACCGAACAGCAGCGCAACCTCAGCAGTGCTGCTGCAGCTTATAGCGTGACCTTCCCAACCGCTTTCTATGGCACACCAAGCGTGGGCATCACGGCGCAGGATATGGCCACCGGCGACTACTTCACCCTTTCCAGTATTAGCCGCACCGGATTCACAGTGACCTTCAGAAACAGTGGAGGTAGCATGGTGAGTAAGACCTTTGACTACCAAGCCGTTGGCCACGGCAGGCAGATCACCTAATGGCACAGGCAACTGATTACAACCTTGCTAACCAGTCCGGTGCAAATTTCCGGGCGGAGCTGAACACGATCCTGGCGGCAATCGTCAGCCAAAACTCTGGCTCTACTGCCCCCACCACCACTTACGCCTATCAGCTCTGGATCGACACCAGCGTCAGTCCCAACCCACTGCTGAAACTGCGTAATGCGGCCAACAGCGCCTGGATCACTATCGGCGATGTGACCGTCGCCAACTTGGGTCTGGCTGCCCTCTCTGGCGCGACCTTCACCGGCGACATCACCCTCAACGCCCAGTCCGACCTGCGTTTTGCGGATTCGGACAGCAGCAACTGGGTGGCACTGCAGGCACCCTCCACGATCAGCACCAACGTCACATGGACGCTACCTAGTGCTGATGGCACCAGCGGCCAAGCACTGAGCACCAACGCCTCTGGTGTTCTGTCATGGGCAAGCTACGCCGCACTGGCCACGGCGCAGACCTTCACGGCACAACAGCGTGGTGCAATCTCTGCTCTGACCGACGGCGCCACGATCACGCCTGATTTCAGCCTTGCCAACAATTTCAGCGTGACACTCGGCGGCAACCGCACCCTCGCCAACCCGACCAACCTGACTGCTGGAGCTAGCGGTTGTATCTGGATCACGCAGGATGGCACGGGCAGCCGTACTTTGGCGTATGGATCGCAGTGGGACTTCACCGGCGGCACAGCACCAACGTTGACCACCACTGCCGCTGCTGTGGATTGCTTGGTGTATTCGGTCCAGTCCAGCACGAAGATCACCGCTACCCTGATCACCAACCTGAGCTAAGCAATGGGAGTTCCCGGAAACGCAAACCCGCTGCTTCTGCGGACTGTTACTGCTGCCGCTACAGGGATTAGTAGATCACTACGCTTCAATGCTGGCGACAGTGCCTACTTGTCCAGAACAATGAGTTCTGCCAGCACAACATACACCTTTGCTGCATGGGTCAAAAGATCTACATTCCCCGGCTACCAATACCTGTTCAGTAGCGGAAGCGGGGGCTTTGCTTTTTTAGACACTACAAGCACCATCTACGTCTACTCCCCTGCTGGAGGTGCGCAGGAAACCACGGCTGTATTCCGCGACCCTTCGGCTTGGTACCACATTGTCTTTTCGGTCAATAGTCTGTCCACAACTGTGTACGTAAACAACGTCGCAGTGAAGACAGGGGCTACCGCAGCAGCACTTTCGACCTCTACAAACGGCACGTCCATTGGCCGGTACGACGGTGGCGGATCACCTGATTACTACTTCAACGGCTACCTCGCCGACATCTACTTCATCGACGGCCAAGCGCTGACCCCCAGCAGCTTCACCGAAACCGACGCCACCACCGGCCAGCTCATACCCAAGGCATACAGCGGCAGCTACGGCACTAACGGAGCACATCTTGAGTTCGCGGACAACAGTGCAGCAACCGCGACCACATTAGGGAAGGACACTTCTGGCAACGGTAATAACTGGACGCCGAATAATCTTTCCGTCACCGCTGGTGCAGGCAACGACTCCCTCGTAGACGTTCCCACTAACGGGGCGCAGACGGATACGGGCGTGGGTGGGGAAGTGCGGGGGAACTACTGCGTTCTCAACGCTCTAGATACAACAGCGACTCTATCAAACGGAAACCTCGATGTAACTAGAAGTGCTGCTACTGCCCACCTTGGAACCAGAGCAACCTTTGGCATTACTTCGGGTAAATGGTACTGGGAAGCAACATACGGCGCAGGAAATACCGCTGGCAGCAGCGCTATCGGAGTCGCCCTTACGACTTGGGCGCAAAACGATTATTGTGGGCAAACAGGTTCTTGGTCTTACCACGCCAATGGCGATAAATACTTAAATGGAGCAGCAGGGACATCATACGGCGCAACGTACACAACTGGAGATGTAATTGGTATTGCTTTTGACGCTGATGCAGGGACAATCACTGCATACAAAAACGGGGCTTCTCAAGGGCAGCTAGTAAGTGGTTTAACTGCTGGTCCTTATTTCCCGGCGTCTTCTGTTTATAACGCATCTTCGTGGACTTATAACTTCGGCCAACGCGCCTTCGCCTACACCGCTCCCAGCGGCTTCAAGGCGCTCTGCACAGCAAACCTGCCCGCCCCATCAGTCACAAAGGGTTCTAGTGCGATGGACGTGGCACTGTGGACAGGAAATAACGTCAACAATCGTCAAATTACTGGCTTGGGATTTTCGCCAGATCTTGTATGGATCAAGTCAAGGTCCAGCGCCGCCTTCCATAATCTTACGGACATCGTTCGTGGCACGGGTTTAATTATTCAATCAAACACGACCTCTAGCGAGCAAAATTCATCTTCGCATAACGGTGCTGTTGGCGCTTTTAACAGTGACGGATTTACCCTCACCCAAGGTCTTAGTCTTGATGACGTAAATGCCAGCGCAACCACCTATGTCGGCTGGGCGTTTGACGGAGGATCGAGCACCGTCACGAACACAGCAGGCTCCATCTCTAGTCAGGTGCGAGCT